ACCACCACACCACGGGGGACCGTCTCCCGGCGTAATGACGGCACATGGGTTGCCAACTGCTACACGGCAGCAGGGCAACGCCGGCAACTGAAGGGCAAGACCAAGGCAGAAGCCCAGGCCAAGCTGAATGCCTTCCTGGCAGAACAGCACAGCACGCCAGCAGAGACGCCTAGGAGGCACTGCTACACCCTTGCTGATGCCCTCAGGGATGCAGAGACCAAGGTCTGGGCAGGCACGCCTTACGAACGCTCTGCCCTGCTGTATGCCAAGCAGGTGTTGGAGTTCTTCTCCCCTGGCATGGAGGTGTCAGCCATTGGCGGACGGGAGGTCAATGCCTTCCGTGATGCCATGGCAGCCAAGGGGAACCAACCCAGCACGATCAACAAGAAGGTCAGCACGTTGCGGGTGATGCGTGAAATGGCCATCGCCCACGGCATCGACACCCTGCCGCAGCTGCCCAAGGGGTTGAAGGTCAGCAACCAGAAGGAGCGGATCTACACCCCGCAGGAGATTGAGGCCGTGTCATCACTGCTGCTGACCTGGGGCAAACGTGAGGAAGCAGACCTGTTTGTCTTCCTGACGGAAATGGGACCGCGGTTCAGTGAAGCTGCACGCCTGAAGGGCAGACACCTGGACCTGGAGCGGGGCACGGTCACGTTCTGGAAAGACAAGGCCGACAACAAACAGGGCAACCGCACCCTGGGACTGACGGTCAGGGCCAGGGCAGCCATCGAGCCGTATGCCCCACCGTTGCCGCACCTGCCGGTCTGGTCTGTCAGCTACGCGGCCATGCGTTACGCCATGGACAAAGCCCTGGCAACGCTTGGCCTGGGGGATGAGCAGCTGAGCATCCACACCGCCAGACACACGTGTGGATCGCGCCTGGCAGCAGCAGGGCGCAGCCTGATCGAGATCAAAACCTGGCTGGGCCATCGGTCAACCGCTGCCTGTGAGCGCTACCTGCACCTGGATTCCACCCGGTTGGATGCGTGCCTGGAGGTGTTGAACAGACAGGGTCTATGGTCCACTGCGTCCACAGGGGTGAATCAGTTGCAACTCAGTAACGGCAACTTGCCGCAACTTGCTTGCAACCACCCTTGAGACCCGTTGGGAGCATGGCGGAATTGGTAGACGCAGCGGACTTAAAATCTGAAGGAATGGCATTACACCCCCGCAAGACAGTTCCAAACACTGACCAGGCCAAGAGTTAGACGGGTGTTACGGGGGCGGAGTGGATAAGTTGCAGCTGCAAGCCCATTGCAAGCCAGTTGCAGAGTTTCCACTCCCTTGAGGACGAGCAAAAGCAGCGGCAGTTGCAGGACCAGGAGCGCAGCCGTCTGGCCCACCTGTCCAACCAGCGCCGGCTGAAGGAGTTCAAAAAGGAGTCAGCCCTGGCCCATGGCCGGGTCTTGTTCCAGACGCTCCACCAGGCCGTGGCCGAACAGATCCGCACCAGCGTGGAGGGTTTCATCTGTGACCCAACCAGGGCACGGATCCATGGCGCTGCCCTGCCGTACCTGAACGAGTTCGACTCGCTGGAACAGGTGGCAGGGGTGGCCTTGATCACTGCGTTGGATCAAATGACCAGGAAGCAGACCCTGGCCACGTTCTGCCAGAGCATCGGCAAGGCGTTGGAGGATGAGAACCGACTGATCCGTCTGCGGCACCGCTCACCGCTGACGCAACGCAAGCTGTTCCGCAGTTCAGGTCTCAGCCGCAGGGCCATCGCCAGCAAGCAGGTGATGCGTGCCTTGGCCTGTCCATGCCCGGAATGGAATGACAAGGCCAAGCTGCAGGTGGGCAGCTTCATGCTCGATTGCATGGAATGCACCGGCCTGTTCCGGCTGGTCAAACGACGGGTAGGCAACAGAACGCCCTACTACGTCGAACCCACGGAGGACGTGCTGGCCTTCATCCGGGCCTGTCCGCCAGCGGTTGCCGCCACCAGTCATGGTGCGATGGTCTGTCCGCCGCGGCCATGGACAGGTGTGTTCGGTGGTGGGCTGCTCGATAACCCCGAGCCATTGGTGCGGGTGCCCGTGCAGGACATGGAGGATCGCCATGGCAAGGCGGTGGAGATGTACCGCCAGGCCGACATGAGCCGTGTGCTGACAGCAGTCAATGCTCTGCAGGACACCCCGCTGCTGGTGTCTGGGGAGATGACCAGCTACCTGCGAACGGCATGGGACAACGGCATTGATGGTCTGTTCCCCTGCAGCAGGGTGCCGATGGAGGTGCCTGAACGGTTGGGGCATGACCCAAGCCTGGAAGCGTTGAAGGAACGCAACCGCCTGGCTGCCATGGCGCACCGTGACCGGGAGAAGAACCGCAATACCCGGGTCAAGGTGGAACGCGCCATCCAGCACGCAGAAGCGCTGGCTGATCGCACCATCTGGCAGGCGTATCAGCTCGATCACCGGGGCAGGGCCTACACGGTCAATCGCTACGTCACCCATCAGGGACCGGACTACGAGAAGTCACTGCTGACCCTGCCGCCAGAACCCGTGGGGCCTGATGGCATCGACTGGATCCTCAAGGCAGCAGCAGGACATCACGGCCTGTCCAGGAGCACCTGGGCTGATCGTCTGCAGTGGGGGCATGTCAACCGCGAACGGATGGTGGCCGCTGCTGAGGACCCACTGGGCAGGCTTGAGCTATGGCGTAGCGCCAAAGACCCATGGCAGTTCTTGCAAGCCTGCCGCGGCCTCAAGGAAGCCCTGGAGACAGGCTCCACCGGTGTGCCGATCCGGTTGGATCAGACCACGTCAGGGCTGGGGATCCTGTCAGCCATGACCAGGCAGAAGGGCATTGCCCGGCTGTGCAATGTCTGGGGCAGCACGCCCAGGGATCTGTACTCCGTGGTGGCAGAACGTGTCACCAAGGCTCTGGAGCACGACATGCAACTGGGCGAGGACGACAAGCAGAAGGCGCTCTCATCGCTGTGGCTCAACTACGGCATCACCCGGTCACTGGTGAAGGGACCGGTGCTGGCAGTGCCGTATGGCGGGAAGTTCATGAGCGTCTCAGACATGCTCGTGGATGTGCTGGATGCCCACTACGGCTACGTGCCGCTGGAGGAGTTCAACTACAAGGTCGCCACACCAGCCAAGTACCTGGCCTCCCACCTGTGGCGTGAACTGATGCAGGTGGTGGAACCCTGCATGGTGGTGAAGGCATGGCTGCTCAAGGTGGTGGGCAAGGTCATGAACCACGGTCACCCGCTGGAATGGACAGCCCCGACCGGGTTCCCCATGCGGGTGGCAGATCGGATGCTCACCACCACGAACGTGCCGATGCTGCTGTTCGGTCAACGCCGGTCGATCAAGTTTGCCGATGCACCCATCGAGGCCAAGCTCAACCCCCAGGCCGCCAAGAAGGCGATCTGCGCCAACGTCGTCCATTCCATGGATGCCTCCCTGCTGATCGGTGTGACCAATGCCATGGCTCAGCTGGGTGCGCCGTTGCTGACCAACCACGACTGTTTTGCGACAACACCCCTACATGCCACGGCATTGCATGACCGGCTGTTGTGGAACTTTGCAGGGCTGTACAGGACCGACTGGCTGGCGGTGTGGAAGGAAGAAATCGAGACAGGGACTGGGCTGAAGCTGCCCAAGCTGCCGCAGTACGGGGACCTGGAGGTCGGGCTGATCGGGTCAAACCCCTACGTTTTCAGCTAGGGACGCAAGGGACCAGTCGTAGGGACGTTGCGGGGCCGTACTGATCCCGTTACCTTCTGTGCGTCCCACGACTGACACCCCACTGAATGGCCAGAGAGTTGCTCAAAACCCCTGTTGGGGAGGTGCGTTGGTGCAAGCTGGTCGGCCCCGCCCGAACCAACAAGTTCGACACCGAGAAGCGCCCCAGCTGGACCTGTGACTTCCTGTTGGATGGCACCAGCAAGGAGACCGTGGCCTGGCTGCAGATGCTGGAAGACAAGTTTCAGGAACTGCACCCCACTGGCCGCGCTCACAACTACGGCTTCCCCTGGAAGCAAGGAACAGGCGATGACGACGGCAAGGTGATCGTCAAGTTCAAGCTGCCTGAGTTCATCCGTAAAGACGGCAGCACATCCGAACCGCCCACCCTGTTCGATGCAGCCAAAAAGCCCTGGCCGGAAGGTAAGGAGATCGGCAATGGAAGCCGCATGGTCATCGGCTTTGACATCTACGCCTGGAAGGGTTCAGCCGGTAACGGCATGACCCTCCAACCCCGTGCCGCCCAGGTGATCGAGCTGGTGGAGTACGTCGGCAAGCCATCCGCTGAGGAGCTGTTTGACGTGGTGCCGGGTGGGTTCCAAGCCGCTGATGACATTCCGTTCTGATGGAACACCCCGATCAGTACGACCTGGAATACGGCATGGCTGTGGCCTTCCGCCTTGAGGTCATCGAGCGTCTGCAACGTCGCCTCAAGCGATACGAGGAGCAGGAACGCCGCAGGAAAGAGAAGAACGATGGAGGTTGAGTGTCGGGATCTGGTCCTGCCATTCCGACCCATGTCCAAACCACGGCCTCGCAGCACCATCCGCGCTGCCAGGCCGTACATGGACAAGGTCTACACCGAATGGAAAGCCAAGGTCCGCGCCTACATGGGCGAATGGTGGGTTGATCCACCGTTGGAACACATCAACTGCATGGTTGTTCACTTCCATGGCCCCGCCAGGGGAGACCTGGACAACCGCCTGGGCAGCGTCATGGATGCAGGCAATGGCCTGATCTGGACTGATGACAACGTCAATGTCATCCGTGCTGTTGCTGCCCGGCACATCAAGGCATCCACCAAGGACGCGCGCATCTACATGAAACTCATCTGGGAGGTCCCGTGATCAACTGCCCGCATTGCGGCACACCTGAATCCACTGTTCGGGAGGTCAAGTCATTCCCTGACTTCAACCGTCGCTACAGGCAATGCACCAAGTGCAAGAAGACCTACTGCACCCATGAGGTGTTGGCGGTCTATGCCGGCAAGCGTGCCGGGATGGTCGAGAACATGGCCCCGCTCCTGGAGACGGATGAGTGATGAAGCTCTGGCTACTCATCAGCCTTGCCCTGATTGCGACAGCAGTGATGCACTCGCCGTCTACGAGAACCACTCCTACTGCTTCAGCTGTCAGGCCCATCGTTGGTTCGACCAGTCAAATCCCAGACCGGAGATCCAGCCCTCCCGACTACCGACTGTGGGGGCCATGAGGGATTTCGTGGCCACCCCCTGGGAAGCGCCCTTCAGGGCTCTCGATACCAAGACCCTGGAGCAGTACGGCATCCAACGCGACGGTCAGACCCTGGTCTTCCAGTACCGCGACAAGGACGGCAAGGTGGTCGCCCGCAAATGGCGCACTGCCGATAAGAGCCGTGTCTGGTGGGACGGTGATGTCAGCCCCATCGCTGGCTTCGGTGCTCACCTGGCCAACCCCGGCCACCACGACGCTGTTGCCATCTGCGAGGGGGAGATCGACGCTCCCTCCATCACCCAGGCCACAGGCGGCAAGGTCATTGGCATCAGCGTGCCCAATGGCGCCAGCAATGCCGCGGCCTTCATCAAGAAGCAGCTGGACTTCTACCTCCAGTTCAAGGTCATCTATGTCGCCACTGACATGGATGAACCCGGCGAGAAGGCTGCCAAGGACCTGATGGGTCTGTTCGATGCAGGCAAGGTCAGACGCGTCATCTTCCCCAAGAAGGATGCCAATGACACCCTGCAGGAACTGGGCTCGATGGCAGTCCGTGATGCGGTCATGGCTGCCAAGGAAGTCAGACCAGATGGCATCCGCCCGGCCTCGGACTACCAGGGCCTGGTGCTCAAGCCACCCAAACGCACCGCCACGGATTCCTCCTTCGTCTGGTGGAACCAGAAGACACCCTTCTACGACAACCAACTGGTCGTCCTGGTAGCTGGCTCTGGCGTTGGCAAGACCACTTTTGCCCGTGCCCTGGCCATTGGCCTGATGGAGAAGGGCAAAAAGGTCGGGTGGATTGGCCTGGAAGAAACGGTTGAGGAAGCCGTCTTCCGCTTCGTTGGCATGGCAGCTGGCATCCAGCTCCACGCCAGACAGAACTACGCCGGCATCACCGAGGACGAACAGCTACGCATCGCCCAAGCCGACAAGTTCATCACCGGGTCAGGTCGGTTGGAACTGTTCGATCACTTCGGGTCGCTGGATGAGAACTCCATCCTCCAGCGCATGAACTACATGGTCCGCTCGCTGGACTGTGAGTTCCTGTTCCTCGATCACCTGACCATCCTCGGCTCTGGCCTGGCCCAGGACACCCGCCACCTGGATGCCCTGGTCACGCGCATCAGATCGTTCATCGCTGCCACCAAATGCACCGTGATCGCCATCAACCACCTGAACCGTGGATCCAGCCAATCCAAAAACATGGAGGACGGTGGCATCCCTGAACTTCATGACATCAGGGGCAGCCATTCCATCGTTCAGTTGGCCGACACCATCTGGGCACTAGGCCGCAAGCGTGGTGACCAGACCACTCACTCGTACTGCCTCAAGAACAGGATGCTGGGCCGATGTGGCTATGCAGGTTCCTTCGTCTTCGACGAACACAAACAGTCAATGGAGCAGACATGGCAAGAACCGGGCGCCCCGTTCTGACCTGGAGTCAACTCCGCAAGGGGCAGACCGTCACCTTCTACACCGCTGATGGATGGAAGAAGGCGTCGGTCGTGGGCGTCACTGACCATTCCTGCTCTGTTACCTGGACCATTGGATCTACTACCAAAACCACCAATGTCTACGACACCAGAAACCTCCGAATCCCAGAGTGAAGACCGCCAGCTGGACATCACGGTTGGCCTGGTCAAGCGCCTCATCCTGTTTGGGATGGAGCGTTACAACGAGGCCGTCAAGTCTGGCTACAAGTACGGCGAGGCCTATCACGACGGCTACATCCGCGCCCTGCGTCATGTCCTGGAAGCGGAGAACGAGTGATGGGACGCGTTGAACCCAGCTACGTCATCCCCCCATCCATGGAAGGCGCTGAGCCTTACCTGGGGGAAGGCATCAGCAGGCCGCTGCCTGGTGAACGCACCAAGCTGTTCAACCTGCTGGTGACGATTGAAGGCACTCAGCCCATGCGGACCAGCATCCGTGCTGCCACTGCCGCCAAGGCCAAGCTCTACGCCAAAAACCGCTGGCCCAACTCCAAAGCCATCATCATCAAATGACACTGTCTGAATCTCTGTCTGAGGTCTACTGGACCATGAGCGAATACAGCATTGAAGACCCCAGGCGGATGGGCATGGTGCTGTACGAGCTTGCACAGATCATCCGCACCTGGGCGCCAGATGAAAGCCAAGCCCGTATCTGCTACCTGGCGATCAATGAAGTGGCAGACCGCTTGATCCGTGAAACATCCCTGTCAGGAGAGCCGCCATGCGAATCCTGATTGATGCGGACTACTACCTGTTCCGTGCTGCTACAGCAGCCGAGTACGAGGTTGAACTGACCCCTGACAGCTGGACGTACCTGTGCCGGATCACGGATGCCAAAGACTCCTTTGAGGCTGAAGTGGATCGCCTCCAGGCCATCGCCCCAGACCACAGTCCAGTCCTGGTCCTGGGGGACAGCAGCAACTTCCGCTACGCCATCTACCCCGAGTACAAATCCAACCGTCGCAAGTACCGCAGACCAGCTGGCCTCGCTGCATTTCGTGACTGGGCAGCCAAGGCATGGCCAACCCTGACGCTGCCCAACGTGGAAGGTGATGACGTGCTCGGTCTCATGGCCGAGGAAGGGGATGTCATCGTCTCGGCTGACAAGGATCTCCGCTCCGTCCCTGGTCTCCACCTGGAAGGCGAAGGCGTGATCGACGTGGGTCAATGGCAGGCCGACTACAACTTCTACAGCCAGGTGCTGACAGGTGATTCCACCGATGGCTACCCCGGCTGCAAGGGCGTTGGCCCCGTCGCTGCAGCCAAGCTGCTGTCCGGCTGTAAATCCCCTCAGGAGATGTGGTTGGCAGTGGTCAAGGCTTACGCCAAGGCAGGCCACACGATTGACTTCGCCATCCAGATGGCGCGTTGTGCCCGGATTCTCAGGCCGGGAGAATACGACCACAACAAGCAGGCACCAATCCTCTGGTGCCCCCCGGCCTGATGATCCAAGACCAGATGATCAGCGCTGACACCTGGCTGAACGTGCTGCTGCATTACCGCGGCGCACCGCATCAGACCCAGGGGGCGCTGGCGCTGTTCCATGCCATCCGTGAGCTGCCTGGTGCTGCCTGCATCCTGAATGAACACGCCGAATGGCTGGCGGTGTATCGCTCCAGGGACAAGCTTGTCCATTCGTTCATGTTCCCTGAGGGTCAATGATCACCTACTGCCCACCCATCACACCGCCAGTTGTTCCGCATGAGGATGACTGCAAGTCGTTCCCTTCGATCGAAACATTTCAGCGTTGGCTGGTGGAGAAGGGAATTGAGATCAAAGGCTGCCCCGCTGACTGGCGCTGGCCATGACCAGCAAGACACCCGTTGCGAACATACGGGGGTGCAGACCATTTACCTGTTGACCAGACCATGAGCTTCCCGTTCCCACCCAATCCGGTCGACGGCCAGCAGGTCAGCGAGACCCTGCCTGATGGCACTGTCGCCACCGCCGTCTACAACGCCTCCAAGAACGAATGGGTGGTCACCAGGCGCCGCCCTGAACCCACTGCTGTGGTGGGCAATGACCCGATTGCTGTCACCCCAACAGCTGATCGACAGGTCATCACCTGGGATGCCGCTCTCAATACCTGGGTGGCAGCACTGCCTACCCCGGGCAAGCTGACCGAGCTGCAGGATGTCTCCCATCACGAGACCCCGCAGCTGGGGGAGACCCCGGTCTGGCGTTATCCGAAGGGATCAGACGCCAGCTCCGGGCAGTTCCACTTCGGCTCCCAGCCCGCTCACCTCAAGTCATGGGATGCCACCACCCACTGGGAGGGTGGCGCCACCGTGTTCCACAAGGGTCGGCTGTGGCGAGCCACCAGGGACAACGGCAATGTCGAACCCGCGCTGCAGATCGGCAGGACGCAGCTCTACATCACGGTGCCGGGTGAACCCACCTTCGGAATCCTCCCGACACAGATCACCTCCACCCCGCCACCATCCGGCACCCAGCCGGCAGGCTTCAAGCTCGGCTACTGGCTTCAGTACACCGACGACACCCACATGACCGTGTGGAAGTTCGTGGTGAAGGGCTATGACCCCAACCACCACTTGATCGGTGAATGGGAAGGCAGGCCCTGGCAGTGCATCGTCTGGCGCGGTCTGGTGCCCCCACCCGCCATCTTCCCCCCTGGTCTGGTGCTGGTCTGGATCCATGGCGAAAGGGGCGGCACCGATCACCCGATCGTTGGTCAGCAGGACTGGGCGCTCCTCGACTTCTCCATTGCCCTGGCGATGGCTGTTGATGTCTACATCCCCAACCCGGGTGACGGTGACCTGCTTTCGTATGACGCCCTGCTTCGCCAGTGGAGGGCCATCAGCAGGGCCTCGCTGGGTCTGCCCACAACACCCCCTGGGCCATGACTGGGATGGCTGCCTCTGACCTGCAGATCAAGGCCGCGGCCTCCATGGCGCTGGAGGTCTACGCGCACCCTCGGGACTGGCTGGTGCATAGCAACGGCACCACCACGTGGATTGCCATCGAGGGCAGCGATGAGCTGGCTGACTGGCGGCGGAACTTTGAGTTCGTGCTGACCAGCACCGATGAGCACCTGGGTTTCGGGGCGTATGCCAGGGAGCTGATGACGCAGATGTGGGCGGCTGGTGTGCAGCTCGATCGCAACCAGACGATCGTGCTCACCGGCCACAGCCTGGGTGGTGCGGTGGCCTCGATCATCGCTGCCCAGCTGCAGGAACAGTTGCCCCTCCTGGAGCTGGTGACATTCGGCAGCCCACGCCCTGGTGGCAAGCGGTTTGCTGAGCGGTTGACGGTGCCCCACCACCGCTATGTCCATGCCGATGACGTGGTGCCGCACTTGCCGTCACCGCTGCTGGGCTTCCGGCACACTGCCCCAGCGCTGCAACTGGAACCGTTCAAGGCGGCTCACCTGCTGCGCGGCGTGAAAGACCACGACATGTTGATCTACAGGAAGCTGCTGAATGAGTGACCTCTCCCCCGCCGCTCGGGCGGTGTATGACGCCTGTGGTCGCAACTGGAGCTGGCTATGAAGCGTGATTTTCTGCGCCTGTCTCCAACGACATCCGTCGGGACCAGCCTCGATTGGAACGGCAGGTACTACATCGCCTTCTCC